TGCTGCGCGGGCGTGGTGATGCCGAAGCGCTTGCACGTGGCCTCGATGTGCGGCCACCAGCGATCGGCAAGCGCGGGCGGCAAGGCTGCAGCCTTGCTGAAGGTGTGTTTGTTCATGGCTTGGAAAAGAAAAAGCCCGCCGGGTGGCGGGCTGATTGGGATGCGGTCGCGATTGCGAACGCGTGTGTCTTATTGCTTCGGCGGCGCCGGAATGACCAGGTTGGTCACCTTGGCCGCTTTCTTGGCTTTGCCCTGCCCCGTCTTGGCCTTGCCGCTGTTGCCACCATTGAGGCTCACGTTCACCAGCCAGCTTTTGTTGGCGTAGATGTGCGTGACGGTGTCGGCCAGGTAGTCGCCGTCGGCTTGGGCTTTGAAGCCTTCCAGGCGGAGGGTTTTTTCGGCGCTGATATCGCCGCGGCCCATCATCTCCAGCTCGCCTTCGGCGGTGCTGCGGTTCATGTCTTGCAACTTGGCTTTGGCAGCGGCCCTTGCCGCCGGCAGGCTGGCGTGCACGTGCCGGTCGGTGTGCGTGGCCTGCGCGGGGCCGCCGTCGGGCGCTTCCGGGTTGGGGATGTATAGATCGATCTTGCGGCCGGTCTTGGGGTCGTGCGCGCGGGTTCTGACGCCGCCGACGCTGCTGCGGTCTGGAAACGCCAGGCGGTAGCGCATAAGGTCGGACGGGCGCAGCACGATGGGTGCGAGCGGTTTGCCCTCCGCGCTTTTGCCACCGCCGCGCGGGGCGACGATGAGGCGGCCGCCCTTGACCGTGGCGGTGCCGCCGTACTGGCGTGCGAGCCGGGTGATGAAATGCAGATCGCTCTCGCCAAACTGGTCGGCGCGGTCGATGTGCGCCTCGATGGTGCAGGCGGGCTTCCAGCCGTGCCGGCCTGCCACGCTTGCCACGATGGCGGCCAGCGTGGTGCCGGTGTAGCTGGCGTTGCGCTGCGCCTTGGCGGTAGCGCGCATGTCGGCTGGCTTGCCGCGTATGACGAGGGTGGCGGGCGGGCCGCTCAGCTCGATCTCGTCAACGGCGTACGTGCCGCGTGTGGACAAGCCCTTGCCGGCCCAGCCGAACGAGATGCGCAGCTTGGCGCCCTTGGGTGGAAAGGCGATCTTGCCGTCGCGATCATCCAGCCGGATCTCGCAGCGGTCGGCCTCCATGCCGGGCTTGTCGGTCAGGCGGATCTCCAGCACGCGATCGCGCAGCAGCGCGGTAATGTCTTTGCCGTCTGCCACGACTTCGAATTGGGCTTCCATGCGTTACGTCCAAAGCTGGATGGGCTCGTCACGCGCGGGGGCGAGATCCGGCAGGAAGATCTCCGCGCCGGCGGCGTACGGCTGACGCCGCGCGGCGAGGCCCGGGTTGGCATCGAGCACGGCTTCCACCGTGCCGGCCAGCGTGCCGTATGCGCGGTAACAGAGCACGTCCAGCACGTCGCCGTCAGATGTTCTGATAGTCATCGCCATAGCGTCGGAACTCCAAATCGAAACCCTGTTTGCGCGGCGTGCCGTCGGCCAGCAGGCCGTCTTGCTCTTCGCCCACGCGATCGAGGAAGTAGCGGCCGAGCACGTCGCCCGAGCCGGTCGTCAGTTGCACGGGCTTGAGCGCGGCGCCGATGGCGCGCAGGCGGTCGAGCTGCCCTGCCCCCGCGCCGGTGGCGGTGAAGATGGCGCCAGACACGGTGATGGTGTCGCCGCCCGCGCCCACGGCCTGCAATGCTTCTTGCCGCTGGATGCGTTCCTGCGCGGCGATGTTGTAGCGGGTCTCGCGGCGCAGGCGGTCGTACGCGGCTGTGGAGAGGCCGAACTGGAATTGCTCGCCATCATCCGTCGACAGCACGAGCAGGCGTTCGGTGGCGCCTGCGCTCTGGCCGGCGCCGAGGATCTTGTCGGGGCCCAGCGCATAGCTGGGCACCAGGCTGCGCACGTTGGGCGTGACGGCGGGCAGCACGGCATCGAGGCGGCGGCGCACGGTTGCCAGTGCATCACCGGTGGTTTGCGCGGCGCGCAGGACGGATGCGAAGCGCTCGCCGGTGGCGGTGCGCTGGATGGCGCCCAGCGCGGCGTCTGTCAGGCCGAGGGCACGCTGTGCGGCGCCTCTGGCGGCTGTCACCCGGCCGGTACCGCCGATGGCCTCGCCGGCGGCCGCAAGCGCGCTGCTGGCCGCTGTCAGGTCGCCCAAGGCCTGCGCCTCGCGGCGCTGGGCGTTGGCCTGCCCTGTGCCGTCCGGCTTGTCGATCAACCGCTCCATCTGCCGGACATGCTCGGCAGCGCGCGCCGCATGCGTTGCCGCTGCGGATGCGAACTTCTGAAAATCCATGGTGTGTTCCGTTACACGTGCGAGCCATCAGACATGGCGGCCCGGCGTTGCTGCGCGGCGTATTCGTCGAACTGGCGGCGCAGGTGCGGCATCAATTCCGCTGCGAGCTGGCGCGGGTCTTTGACGTCGCCGTTGACCGTCAGATCGATCTTGGGTGCGAACTCGAACCGCTGGTCGACCTGCAGCGCCGGTGGCGGCGGCGCATTGGCGACTGCGCTGACTGTGCCGAGCGCTTCAGCCGCCCCGGCGGGCAGGACGGGCGCCCCCGCTGGTGGTGTGGCCTCGGGCTTCTTGTCGCTCAGGGCTCGCTCGGCCACTGCACTGCTGGCCTTGCCGCCCAGGTACGAACCGAGCATGCCGCCGAGCAGCCCGCCGACAACGGTGCCGATGGGCCCTGCGATGGCGGTACCTGCGACGGCGCCGATGGCGCGTCCTGCAGCGCCGCCAGCCAGTTCGCCGGCCAGCCCTGCGCCGATGCCGGCGATGGCTTTGGCCTTGTCGGCCTTGGAGCCGGGCCTCTCGGCCGCTTCTGCGCTTGCGATGCCGGCCGTGCCGACCACCGCCAAAACGCCTGCGACAGAGCCAATCTTGCCCAGCTTAGGTGCCGCACCTTTCAGGAAGCGGCCGGTGGTGGCCAGCACGCCGGGCGCTTTTGCAGCGGCCGGTGCGGCCTTGGCAGCGGCGGCGCCAGCCTCGGCAGCACGACCGACGCCTGCAGCAACGGCAGTCCCGCGTGCAATATCGGACACGCCCTTGCCGATGTTCCAGACGGCGCGCCCGGTCCTGAACGCGAGAATCGACGCGAGCACGCCACCGATGGCGACGGTGGCCTTGGGCGATTCCGCCGCGAGCTTGCCAACGGAGGTGCCGGCGCTGGCGGCGAGATCCGCGACCGAATCCGTTACGGGCTTGAGCGCATCGCCGATGCGGCGCATGGCTTCGTCCCACGCCTGCCAGACTTCCGCCCATTTCTGTTTGGAGCTGGCGCGGCGGTCTTCCAGGTCTTTCTCGATCTCGCCGGCCGCCTTGGCGCCTTCATTCTTCAAGCGCTGATACAGGTCGGCGTTCTGCATGTAGGCCGTGAGCGCGGCCTTGACCTGCATGTCGTTGAAGAGATCGCCGGTCTTCATGGTCTCTTCAAACGCGCGCATCTGCGCATCGCGCTTGGCCGGGTCGGATTCGCTGTTGAACTGCTTGGCAGCAGCGGCAAGCTGCTTGGCTTTCTCCGGGTCCGCCTGCTCGATGTAGGCGCGGGCCAGCACGAAGGAGGCTTCCATCGTGCTCCAGCCCTTGCCGATGGCCTCGCGCATCTTGGCCTGGTAGTCGATGCCGGCCTTGGCGTAGTTGCCGGCCGTTTCTGCGCTGCCGATCTTGGAGAACCAGTTTTTGGTGTTGTTGGCGGCTTCGTCGGCGCTGCCGGCGGTTTTCATCTGCACCTGCAGCAGCGCGCCGAGCTGCTCGACAGAAGTGTTGCCGACAATGCCAAGCTTCTGCATGTCGGCCAGCAGCACCGGGAACCAGCGCGCCATGTCGCTCGATTCGAACGAGCCTTCCTTCCCCTGAAACGCGATGGTTTCCAGCGCCTGCGCCATCTTGGCCGGGTCGTTGATCTTGGCGTTCTGCTCGAGCGCCTGGATCATCCGCGCGGTTTCTTTCGGATCGGCGCCCTGGCTGACGGAGAACTTGCCCACCAGCGGCGCGAACGACAACGCCCGGTCGACGTCCATGCCGGCCGACACCATCTGGTTGACGGCGTCTGCCAGTACGTTGCGGCCGATGCCGCTTTGCTGCGCGGAGGCGGCAATGCCGCTGCTCATCTCGCGCTCTTTGTCGGTGCGCGCGGCGCCGGCCTTGATGGCGATGTCGCGGATGATGGCCTCGTAGCCGGCGGAGATGGCCGTCGGTACCGCCGCCGCTGCGACAAACTTGGTGGTGTCGCCGATGGTGTTGCGCACGCGCCCTCGGCCGTCTGCAAAGGCCTCCGCGCCGCGCGCACGCAGTTCGAGCCCGCGTGCGGTGCGGCCGAGGCGTTGGTATGAGCGGTCGAGCCGATCGACCTCGAACCCGGCGTCGCGCAGCGCGCGGGTGTTCTGCTCGATCTTGCGCCGTACCTTGTCGGCCGCGCGGTCGCCTGCGGCGTGCAGATCGCGAAACTCGCGCTGCAGGCGCTGCGTTTCGCCGATCGTGTTCTGCCAGACGCGCGCCTCGCCGGCGCGCTTCTTGAGGGCATCCAGCTTGGTGCCGACCTCGTTGACGGCACGGCCCAAGGTCGAGCTGACCGCGCCACCGATGAGGATGCCAAGTGCAATGTCTTGTGTTGCCATCCGTTCTCCTGCTGTGTGGCGCTGCGTTGCTGCGTCAGTCGGTCAACCACCAGACCATGTCGTCGACCGTCATCGCGTCAATTTCAGACGGGCTCACGCCCATCGCCAGCAGGCGCTTGGTCAGCAGCTTGACCTCCCGCATCGGCACCCTCGCGGTCGGCCAGCAGCCGAAAGTAGCCGCGCTGCACGCGCTGGTAGTCGACGTAGGTCAGGCCCTCGATATCGTTCTGACCGGCGGTGGCCAGCGACGCGAACAGCAGGATCTCGCGCAGCTCTTCATCGCCGCCCGACTGCTGGCCGGCGACGCGCATGTCGCGCACGGTGGGCTGGCGCAGCGTGAGCGCGTCGACCTTGACGCCGTTGACGACGGCGGGAAACTTGAGCTTGATGGTGGTGGTTTGCATCTTGGTATGTCTGGGGTGGGGACTTACAGGCCGATGGCGGCGCGCACTTCAGCGAGCTGGTCAACGCCGTCAATGACGCGCTTGCAGCCAAGCACGTCGATCTCGTGCCAGACGCGGCCGTCGATTTCGAGCTTGTAGTAATTGACGCTGACGGTGTACTTGGATTCGGACTTCTCGCCCGGCTTCCATGAACCCGGATCGATTTCGTACAACATGCCGCGCAGAACCATCACGATGCGGCGCGTCTTGCCGTCGGTCGTGCGCGCGGCGCCCCGAAAGGCGCCGTTAAAGGCACTTTGATGCGCCAAGCCAAACAACTTCAGCACCGCAGGCGCCAGCGTGACGAGCGAGAAGGCGGCCTCCATTGGCTCCATTCCCATGTCCATCTTGATCGCTGCGTCCATGCCGCCGCCGCGATAGTCCTCGGTCTTGATCTTGAGCTTGGGCGGTGTGACCTCCGGCGCTTTACCGGCGAGGCTGGTGCCATCCACGAACAGGTTGAAGTTATAGAGTGTCTCGGGTACCAACATGCACCTCCGTTATTTGGTGTCGAGCACTTCGGTCAGCCACTCGTTGGTGACCTCGAAGCGGAAGATCGGGTTTTCTGCCGGGATGACGTCGGTAAAGCGCACGTTCCACACGACGCGGCCCTGCTCGATCTGGCTGGGGGTGTTCAGCACCGGGTCTGCATAGACCTCGAAATTGATCAGCGCGCCTGCGTTGCGCTGGTCGCGCATGAACGCGTGCAGGCCTTCCGTGACGTCGTGGACGTACGTCTTGGTGATGCCACGGTCGACGGCCCATTTGTGGCCGGCCTGCGCGGCATCCATGAGGATGTCGAGCGTGCGCACGCGCGTGACGAAGGACCATTTCGGATCGGCCGACAACGTGCGGTTGCCCCACAGGCGGTAGCCACCGTCGCGGATGATGGTGGCGATGCGCGCCTCGTTGAGCAGGTTGGCGCGGCAGGTCGGATCGTTGTCGAGAAACTCGATGGGCCGGCCGGTACCGGTGATGCCGACAAATTCCTTGTTGGACGGCGACGCCCAGTAGCCGTATTGCGCATCGGTGTAGGCGAACAGGCCAGCAACAAATGCCGATGCCGGCGCGTCGACCTCTGCGTTGGCGGTGGTGTCCCACGTGCGCACGCCGGGGTCGACCATGTAGAGCCGCTTGGAGCCGAAGTTGCGCGCATACGCGAGCGCAGCTTCGTCGGTAGTGTTCGGGCCGTCGATGATGCCAACGGCGCGCAGCTTGGCTGAAAGCCCGTCCATGGCCGTTGCGACCGGCTGGCGGGCGGAGAACCCTGGCGCGATCAGCAAGCGCGGCTGCACGTTGAAGCGCGATTTGGCATCGAGCATCGACTGCAGGCCGGTGCGCACACCGCCCGCCGTGACGCCGCCGATGATGCCGGAGGTGAGCGCGTTGGCGTCTTTGGACTCCGCCACACCGGTCGCCACAATGACGGCCGAAGTGCGCGCATAGATGGCGTTGATGGCGCGCGTGATGGCGCTGTTCTGGCCGAAGGCCTGCGCCGCCTCGCGCGGGTTGGTGATCTGCACCGGCACGTCTGGCTGGGCGAGATCCGCGCCGGGCGTGTAGGTGTCGACCAGGCCGATGATGGACGACGACGGCACGGCAATGGGCCGCGGGCCGCTATCAACAATCGTGGT